TCAGACAAACGCAAGTCGAGGTTGTCTTGTTTTGTGCAGGTTTTGCCTAGGGAATGCTTTTAATCCAATAAGATGATCAGCTAGAATATCACGACATTCATCATCAATTTTTTCTTCTAAATATTTATGATGAGCGACTTTATCTGTTGAACCTCGTTCAATGCCTTTTTGAGCGAGGTAAGCTATGCCACGGCCGATGATCCCAATTGTTAGAATTAGCGCACCGCTTGCACCGCAAAGAAATGTAGGATTCTTAAACCAAACATGAGATTGGGGAATGGAAAATGCTTCTAAAGCCAAGAAAAGGGGGACCCCAGCAAGAGATAAGCAGCAACCCGTTATGGTAGATGAACATAAGAGCTTCGCGCCGTATTTACGGAAGGTTTCTGAGATTTGGCTGCGGCGTTCGAGTTTCCTGAGCGTCTCAGGCGAAAGCAATTGATCTTCTTGTTTAGCAAGGAAACCGCTGCAATCTTCATTGACTAAGATCTTTCGAAGACGTCTCTTGTCTTGGTCTGTAAGGTAGTTATAAGTGGAATTTACATAATAATCGGGACATTTCTTTGAATTGTAATTGCTTCTAGCTTTGACTAACGCGGCAGCTAGTCCCTTGTTCAGGCTCATCATATCTTCTTCAGGTAAGATGCCGTTGTTTAAATCGCTCAGCAGCAAACCAAGGGTATCATAAGGAAAATCGCTATCGGTATTATTTGGTGTAACTGATAATTGATCCGACATTGAAACCTTCTTTAAATATAAACAAGCTAACGATATCAATTATGCCAATGAAATACAACGATGATAAATAGTTTCATAGTCGTGTTGTATAGCCAGATAGTGTGCTTATGGTTAACGCAGGTTCTGTTTAGAAGATAATCAAAATGTGCCTGTTTCCCTCATGTCTCCTGGCCTGGGAGGGCGGCAATCGGCATTCAGGGATCAGGGGTCGGGATCAGGGATCAGGGATCGGGGATCGGCATTCGGGGATCGGGGGCAGCGGATTGGATATAATTTTCTTCTCCTCCTTAAGGAGGAGAAGATGCAAAAACTTGTCGTTACGAAGTAACGTCTTAGTTTTTGCCGATGAGGTGGCGGGGTGAAAGTTTTGGATTCCCCCTCACCAATGAAAACTAAGGGTTTGCTTGTGCAAACCCAAGTTTTCATGTCCTCTCCCCCTATCGGGGGCGAGGTATAAATAAAAAAAGTCATCCCGGCTTTTCTGTTCCGCCCTGTCGGGCTTCGCAGGACAAGCCGCCGCGATGACGTTGCAACAAAATATTCGGGAATGGCAATTGCGTTTACTGCAGAGCCATTCTCCATAAATAATTGTTAAGGCGCTCTTCCAATGTAGGTTTTTTGGTTGAACGCTGGACTATAAAGCCGTCTACAAACTCATGATCTTTTTCCAAAGGAGGCGGGGCTTTGTCCCTGCCGCAAGAAATGGCTGACGGACTTTTTCCCTCAAAGCATTGAGGCGAACCTATATTAACGCTTTGGATATTGTTTGACATGATCGATCCTGAAAAAAAGTGGCGGCCATCCATATTTTAACACGGCAATCATCATGTGCCTACCCCGGCTCCTGTGTGCCTACGATGGCGTGGACGGCTGCGATGGAGGCGAGCGCGAGCTTGGCGATGCGTTGGCGCGGATGATGGACGCGGACGGCGATACCGTCCTGTTTCTGCTTCAAGAATTCCCTTATCAGAACCGCGCCGCTCGTCAGCACAACGATCGCGCCGCCGCCCGGCGAGGGCGGTTTGTAGGGGTTAACGAACAAAAGCTGGCGCGGCCGGTACATCGGGACCATCGTTTTGTCCACGACGTACAGCGCGTAAGCGTCTTTCGCGTGCGCGAGATAATGCGGACGAGGAACTTTATCAACGGCTTCCCTGGTTAAAATCATTTCTTTTTTGCGGCCGCGCTTAAGAGCGAAGACGAGCAGCTCCGCCGAGGGCATGGCGGGCGAATAAACAGGCACGCAAGCTCGCGTTTTGGCGTCCGAAGAGGGCAGCAAGTCGCGCGGATCGCACCCCAAAGGGCGTGCGAGACGGACCATCCAATCGACTGTTAACCGTCGATTCCCTTTTTCCAGCTTGTCGATTTGGCTTTTGCTCGTGCCGCTCGCATCCGCGAGTTGCTGCAGACTCAAGCCGCGCTTGTGTCGCAATTCTCTGATACGGTTCATGTTTTGGTTCATAGGGGGCAAAATAGCATACGAACAAAGACGAGTGTAGTACAAAATGGTTACTTAATGATGGACAAACGTATCCATATTGGATACATTCCGGCTCCCAGCAAGTCAAGCCTCATGGGAGGGAGCCCGATGGGTATACGCCGCGAGCCTGTTTCCACCGACCGCCGATACCGTTCGAACCGCTTTTTATCCGATTACGGCCCCGAAGAGCGATGGCGACACTCCGGCCGCATTCTCGAACCGACCGAGCGGGCCGGTGTCATGGCCGCCCGCGCGCTTGAAGAACATGTGTTGGACGTTTTGACCTTGCGGCGCTTTATTTCCAACACGCAACGCGAAGCCGCGCTTCGCCTTAAGGCGGATTTCCGCGCCGCCGGTCTCGAAGTGCGCCTGATCGGAAGTTACAACCCAGCGCGAACGAGCTTCAGTCCTTTTGGTTCATGGAATGAACGCACGGATGCGGAAGAAGCGGCGTATCAGCGATGGCGCAATGCTGTAAGATCGATGGGAAACGCGTATCATGACACCGTGATTTCGGTGGCTTGTTATGATTTGATGCCGGGCGTCGAGCAGATGACGCGTTTAAATAAGGGATTGGGGAGGTTAGTAAAGTGGTATCGGTTGAGGGAGGATAAAAATTGACCCCTCACCTGCAAAATCTAAGACGTTACTTCGTAACGCCAAGATTTTGCTTCCTCTCCCGCAAGGGGAGAGGGGTTGATATTGGCAAATTATCTATTTCAAACCAATTTATCGACGAGGCTGCCGCGTGGAAGCGTGCCGCTGGAAGGCATAAGCGCTGTTTGTGGCGCGACGGCGAGGGATGGCTTATTCTGATCGACGCTTTTTTGAAGCTGGTTGATGATCGCTTGCGTCGCCTTCTGGTTCGATTTAAGCGCAGCCATGCCCGCCGAAATGCCCGTCGTTTGGGCGCGGAGCAGTGAGCTGATGGCGGCGCCGGATATGGAATCAACCATAACTTTTCTTTCCTGTGATAAGGACTTTTGGCTTTTAAAGTACCATTATAGTCCTATGTAGATTCGCATAATACGATGAACGAAATATGGTTAATAATCGGTAAGCAGTCAAACGGAGAGGCCAAAAATAGAAAAATATTCTCTAATTAAGAAAAAAGTCCTTGACATTTGCCTCTTACGGGCGTATTGACAATGCCACGGCGTACTGCGTTCAAAGGGCAGTAGACAGGGATCAGGGATCAGTAAATATGCCCTTTAGAAGGGCCGATCTTGAAAACCAATTTGTCGATTTATACGGCTTCGAAGGCCGCTCATCCTAAAACAACTATAATTGAGCTAACCGGCATGACTCAAAATGACGAACTGGCTGAGCCCGCTCAGCAGTCACAAAAAAATTACGTTCGCCAAAAGCCGCTCAGGCACAAGACGGTGATGCTCGTCGTCAGACGCGCTTTATATAATCTGCTTCAGAAATCAAAAAATGAATACATTGTCTTATCGGCAGCGAAGTTGCTCATGGCCTATAAAGACCCGATGCGTGGCGTTCGCGCGATAATAAAACGGGGTAATATAACAAGTGACGAACTTGATGCGCGGCAAAACGAAGACGCCGAACATGCGTTCAATCTCGCCGAAGCCCAATCCTTGCTTGCCGATTTTATCGAGGCCAAGGCTCGCCGCGTGGGTGAACCGCAGCCTCTGGGCCAACACAGCACGACGGGATCAGTTAACCCCGGAGGGTAACTGGCGCATCTGGCTAGTTCTGGCTGGCCGGGGCTGGGGAAAAACAAGGACAGGCGCGGAAGATATCGCGGCTTATGCAATAGGTAATGACAACGTACGCGTTGGCATCATTGCCCCGACGTTCGCGGATGCGCGGGATGTTTGCGTGGAAGGCGAAAGCGGGTTGCTGCGCGTTATACCGCCTGATTGCGTAAAGGTCTGGAACCGGAGCATCGGCGAAATGCGCCTGTTCAACGGAAGCCGGATTAAATTGTTTTCCGCCGATTGTCCGGAGCGTTTACGCGGGCCGCAGCATCACCGCGTGTGGTGCGACGAATTAGGCGCATGGCCGAGCCGCGCGGCGTTCGATCAATTATGGTTCGGGCTGCGGCTTGGGCCCGATCCGCGCGTGATTATTACGACAACGCCGAGGAACACAGAATTGATACGCGAGCTTCTCCAGCGCAAGTTTGTTGACTTATGCCTGACGCACGGACGCACAATCGATAACGTCGAACATCTTGCGCCGCGCGTGATGGAGCAATTGACGGCGCGTTACGCCGGAACGCGGTTGGGACGGCAGGAGCTTGACGCGGAACTTTTGGAGGATACCGAAGGCGCGTTGTGGCAACGCGCCCTGATCGATCAATGCCGTGTGGCAAGCGCGCCGGAAATGAAACGCATTGTCGTGGCCGTCGATCCGGCGATGAGCAGCAACGCCAAAAGCGACGAAACAGGGATCGTCGCGGCCGGACGCGGAGAGGACGGACTCATTTACGTGCTGGCCGACTGGTCATGCCGTGCGACGCCGGACAGATGGGCGACGCGAGCCGCGCTTCTTTATCAGGAAATGAATGCCCAAATGATTGTGGCCGAAGTGAACGCGGGCGGCGATTTGGTTGAGCGGATTTTGCGGCAAAGCGCACCGCATATTTTCTTTAAACCCGTGCGCGCGTTGCGCGGCAAAATGGAACGCGCATTGCCCGTGGCTGCACTTTACGAACAGGGGAGGGTGCGGCACGTGGGGTCGCTGGCGCAGCTTGAAGATCAGATGTGCCAGTTCGGGGCTGACAACACAGCGCAAAAATCGCCGGATCGCGTGGACGCGATGGTTTGGGCGGTGACGGAGTTGAGCGAAGTCGCGCGCGGCGAGCCGAGGATTAGGGTGCTTTGAAGCTTTATTTAGAAAGAAACCCCCTCACCTGCAATAATTATGGACTTACTTCGTAAGGCCAAGTGATTGCTTCCTCTCCCGCAGGGGGAGAGGTGCTTTTTGGGCGGGCTGGGGGTGAGGGTGTTGTAGGGGAATTAACCGGATTTCAACAATTTCTTGACACGATCTTGCGTTAAAGTTCTAGTCTAAGAATGTTCGCAATTATGAGGGATGTAGTGGAAAACGACACAGATTCGCTTCTTCAAATTCTGAAGCTCGAGGACACTAAAGAAGTATTTGTCGATGGATTTCAGGGGATTTCCATCAGAAATGGCGTTGCAAAGGTTAATTTTTTTACAAGCCGCCAAAATGAAAAGAGCGAAGTTGAGAGAGTGGGTGCTGTTATATTAACCATGTCTCTTATGGACTTAATAGCTATTGCTGACGGGTTAAATAATGTAATCGCGGAAATTGAGAAAAAAGGTATGATAAAAAGAGTTGAAACCAATGAGCCCAAAAAGGACTAACTCATGAACTTGGTTCTCAAACAAGGAAGTCGGCCTGTACAACAAATGGGGTATTTTCCCAATAACCGGCAGATACCAACTTTTCCGATTTATGTGCATTATGATCGGGAGGGAAGTGTTTGGTGTGCCTCAAGTGACGAAATACCCGGTCTTAATATCGAGGGGGAGACCCGAGAAGATGCTGAAAATGAGGCCGTTGAATGGGCAACTGACCTATTGGCGGACAACCACATCGTTCCACCATATACGAAATTTAGATTAACATTCATTCGTGAAAGTTGATGCTAGATGTCGCCGAGCCTTTCGACAAGAGAGCTCGACCGATTGTTGCTCGCCAATAAGTGTGTCCTAAAATCAAATCACGGAAAACATGAAAAATGGTTTAGCCCTATTACAGAAAGAGTTTTTGCAGTTCCAAGAACTTTAAAGGGGGAGGGCACATTGCGTAATATTCTGCGTGATGCTGGCATACCTCACCCGAAGACAGAAAAGTAATTCATTCAGCCCTGATCAGTTTACATCGTGATAAGGAGACAGTATGGGATTGCGGAATCTCGTGGCGCGATTGATGCGCCCTGAAGCGATCAAAACAAGCGCCGCGGGGCCGGTGATCGCGTGGAGCCACGTCGGCCGTCCAAAGTGGACGCCACGGCGTTATGAAAGCTTGGCCGAAGAGGGATTCCGTAAAAATGTCGTCGCTTACCGTTGCGCCATGCAGATCGCGACGGCGGCGGCGGCCGTGCCATGGCTTCTTTATGAGGAAGACGGTTCGGAACTTGATCAACACCCGCTTCTTGATCTGATCGCACAACCTAATCCCTTGCAGGATGGCGTTTCGTTTCTTGAAAATATTTACGCCAATCTGCAAATCGCTGGGAACGCCTATATTGAAGCGGTGCAACCGCGCGACGGCCATTTGCCAGCCGAACTTTACGTTTTGCGTCCCGACCGGATGAAGGTTATTCCGGGCGCAACGGGCTTGCCGCAGGGTTATGAATATAACGTCAGCGGCAAGATTACGCGCTGGAGTGCCGACCCGGTCACGGGCTCCAGCGCGATTTTACATATCAAGAATTTTCATCCGCTCGACGATTGGTACGGCATGGCGCCGCTTGAAGCGGCTTTGCTGTCCGTGGATCAGCACAACGCGGCGGGCGCCTGGAACCAGGCGCTGCTCAATCAGGGGGCGCGTCCATCCGGCGCTTTAGTTTTCGCGCCAAAGGACGGGCCGGCGAGCCTGAGCGACGACCAGATTCAGCGCCTGCGCGAGCAGATGGATCAACATTACATCGGCAAGGGTAACGCTGGGCGGCCGCTTATTCTTGAAGGCGGGCTCGATTGGCGCGAGATGAGCCTTTCGCCGAAAGATATGGATTGGCTGGCGGGGCGCGATACGGCGGCGCGGGATATCGCGCTGGCGTTCGGCGTACCCGCGCAGCTTATCGGTATTCCAGGCGCACAAACGTACGCCAACATGGCCGAAGCGCGGTTAGCTTTATACGAGGAAACGGTTTTGCCGCTCGTCAATCGCGTGATGACCGCTTTCGATCACTGGTTGACGCCGCTTTTCGGCGAAGGGCTGTTTTTCGATTACGATACCGACGACATCAGCGCGTTAACGGCGCGGCGCGACATGCAATGGGATAAATTGCAGCGCGTCGATTTCCTGACGATTAATGAAAAGCGCGCGGCCATCGGTTATGGGCCCCTCGAAGGCGGAGACGGGGTGGGTTGAATAGACCTGAAGAACGAAGAGAAATTTAATGTAATCCCTCACCCGCAAAAACAAAGGGCTTACGATGTAAGCCCTTTGTTTTTGCTTCCTCTTCCTTCCGCCCTTGCTGAAGCTACGGCGGACACAAGCACTAAGACCCTCCGAAGTCTTGACGTAGGAAGGCAAGGGGAGAGGGACTGTTTTGATAAAGGAGAACCATGGACATTATGCATATTGCGCGTCCGCTGGCGGTGAAGGCGCTGGCGGCGGATGGACTTTTTTCGGGTTATGCCAGCGTATTTGACGCGGTCGATCATCAAAATGAAATCGTCGCCCCGGGCGCGTTCGCGCGGACGCTGGCGGCGTGGCACGCGCAGGGAAACATGCCCGCCATGTTGTGGATGCATGATCCTTCGCATCCCATCGGCCTTTGGCTTTCGCTGAACGAGGACAAAAACGGCCTTGCCGTGCAGGGACGCCTCGCGCTGCGGACGCAAAAAGGCATGGAGGCTTATGAGCTTCTGAAGATAGGCGCGCTGACCGGGCTTTCCATCGGTTATCGAGTGGTCGCCAGCCGCATCGACAGCAAGCGCAAGGCGCGCGTGCTGACCGACATCGATCTTTTCGAGATTTCGCTGGTGACGTTTCCCGCCAACGAGGCGGCGCGCGTGCGCGATGTGAAGGCGCCGGGCGTTGCGGTTGGAAGGAGCAAGCGCCTTAAGAACGACTCCGACACGACGCGGGCCGTCGTCGCGCGGTTGCACCAAGCTGCCCGCACGTTGCAGGAAAGAACGTAACTATCCATGCCGTCATTCCCGCAAAAGCGGGAATCCAGAGCGCCGCGTCTGCGGCGCGTTTAACTCATGCGGCTCGTGGACACTCGCCGCTGGATCCCTGCTTTCGCAGGGATGACGCAATTGGGGAACTGGAAGTTACGAATAATCAACTAAACCCCAGAGGAGAAAGAAATGATTGACATGAACGAGGTTCATGCGGCCACCGATACGCTGGCCCGGGCCTTTGAAGAGTACAAATCGGTGAACGATCAGCGCTTGCTCGAAATCGAGCGGCGCGGGTCGGCCGATGTTTTATTGAACGAAAAACTCGGGCGTTTGGATCAGGCCCTGAACAAGATGCAGGACGATATCAGCGGTGTGAAGACCGCGCTGCGGCGTCCCGCTTTAGGGCCTGTTTCCGGTCTGCCGGCGCGCGAAGGCGACGGCGAATACAAGGCGGCCTTCATGCGTTATGTGACCAAGGGCGCAGAGCCAGATGTGACGGCTTTTCAGACGAAAGACATGGACGTTATCTCCGACCAGCAGGGCGGATTTATGGTTCCTGTGGAGATGGCCGATCGCATCGTAACGCGCCAGTTCGACACCACCCCGATGCGCCAATTGGCGACCGTGATGAACATTTCGTCCGAAGCGGTCGAGATGCTGCGCGACACGAACGAGCCGGACGCCCAATGGGTTTCCGAACTTGGCACGCGGGCCGATACGGATCAGGGCGCGATCGGCCGTATTCGCATTCCCGCGCATGAGCTTCATGCTTCACCACGCGCGACGCAGAAGCTACTCGACGACGCAATCGTGAATGTCGAGGAATGGCTGATCGCCCGTGTGGCGGGCCGTTTCGCCCGCCGTGAAAACACGGCGTTCGTGAGCGGCGACGGCATCGGGCAACCGCGCGGTTTCCTGAGCTATACGACGCAGGCGACGGCAGATGGTTCGCGCTCATGGGGCGTTCTTGAGCACGTGAACACCGGCGCGGACGGCGCTTTCGCGACTTCCAACGGTTCCGACGCGTTGATCGATTTGATGCACAAGCTGAAGGCTGGCTACCTGCCGAAGGCCACGTGGCTCATGCCGCGCGCGGTGGCTAACGCGATCCGCAAGTTCAAGGAAAACACGAGCAACGCGTACATCTGGCAGCCGGGCTTGCAGGCCGGGACGCCTGCGACGCTCCTCGGCCATCCTGTCGTTCTCGCTGAAGATATGCCGGCCATCGCTTCGGGCAGTCTTTCCGTCGCGTTCGGCAACTTTGAGGAAGGGTACACGATTGTCGACCGCATCGGCTTGCGCGTCTTGCGCGATCCGTACACGGCCGCGCCTTTCGTCAAGTTCCGCTGCAGCAAGCGCGTCGGCGGCGATGTCGTCAACTTTGAAGCCATCAAGCTGCTTCGTTTTGCGGCTTCTTAATAAGGAGGAGATTATCTTATGGCTATTCGCGATCTTTTACACAGAACGATGGTGATGCCTTCGCTTTACCCGGCGGCGCGCACCAACGGCACGGTGAACGGAACAGCGGCTGATCTGCGCGGCTATGACGCCGTGATGATCGTCGTGTCGTTCGGCGCCTGGACGGACGGCACGCATACGCCTTCCGTTCAGCATTCCGTGGACAATTCGACCTATACCACCTGCGCGGCGTCCGATCTGGACGGCACGTTGACGGCAGTCAGCAGCTCAGGCGGCAGCAACACCGTGCAGCAAGTCGGCTATATCGGCGCGCAACGTTACGTGCGCGTCGTCATGACGACAAGCGGCGCGACGACCGGCGCTTTAAGCTCAGCCAGCGTCATCGCCGGTGCTCCGCGCAACGCGCCGGTGCAGTAAGAGGTTTTCAGGGGCCGGGCAATCCCGGTCCCTGATCCCCACTCAACAATGAGGGATTCATGCGAAACACAGTAATGAACATTCTTGACACACTAACGGCCACGATCGCAAACGGCGCTTCGCTCACGGACGCGATGAACCTCGGCGGCTTGCGTCTTTTCGGTATTGTAATGCCCGCGGCTTGGACGGCGGCCAACCTGACGTTTCAGGTTTCGTGCGACAACGGCGCGACGTGGAACAATTTGTACGATTCCAATGGCAACGAACTGACCGTCACGGCCTCGACGTCGCGTCACATCGCGCTTGATCCAGCCAATTTTGCGGCCGTGCAACTGTTAAAAGTGCGGTCCGGCACATCCGGCACGCCCGTCAATCAGGGCGGTGACCGTGTCCTCCAGCTCGTCTTGCGTTCGGTGTAGATGATGAGCGACCGCTTGCTGCTTTTGCGGAGAAAAGACAAGCCGCTCGTCGATATGTCTTTCCTCGGCAGCCTGCCGAATGCCGGGACCTTTACGCGCACGTCGTCCGGCTGGCGCTTCAATGCCAGTGGGCAACTTGTCGAGGAAACAACTGACGCGCCGCGTTTCGACTACGATCCGCTTACCCTCGCCATCAAGGGGCTGCTGATCGAGGAGCAGCGGACGAACACCATCGCCAACAGCACGTTTCAGGGGGCCAGCACAAGCCCAAGCACTTTACCGACGGGTTGGGCCGTTGAAACGGCCAGTAATATGACCACAACCGTTGTCGGTTTAGGCTCCGAATACGGCATGAGTTATATGGATATCAATGTATCCGGCACGCCAAACGCCTCAAGCTATCAGTTGCGATGCAACTATGGAACAACGGCCAGCAGCGGCCAAACGTGGGCGGCCAGTTCTTTCCTCAAGGTGCCAAGCGGCTCGGCGACAGGCGTAACGGGCGTTTATATTTTATGCCGAGAAATGGGCGGCAGTTACACAAGCACACCGTCGTCAGCCTTAAGCATAGCCAACACGCTTCAAAGGCTGTCCGCCATAAGAGCGTGGACAACATCCCATAACGCGCAGTGGATTTTGAGGCTTGCTGTCACAAACGGCGTCGCCATGGACATCACCTTGCGCCTTTATGCCCCGCAGCTCGAGCTGGGCGAAACGGTGTCGTCGCCAATCCCGACGTCAAGCGAAACCGTCACACGCGCCGCCGATAATCTTTCAATTACAAGCATCCCATGGTTTAACGCCTTAATAGGTAGTTTTGCCGGTGAGTTTATGATTCAGGCACCGGCAATACTGGCCGCGTCGCGTTTCGTGGGAAACTTTAACGACGGCACGACAAGCAATCGCATCACGACTTACGTCTCAAACACCGGCAAATCGGCGGGATCCCTGACCGTATCCGGGTCTTCCAAGTATTCCGGCAGCTCGCCGGTTCTTACGCCTGAGACTGTGCTTAAACATGCGATATCCTATATTGAAAACAACACGCGCGTCGCGGCGGATGGGGCTCTCATAACGATCAATGAACTTGGCGCCGCCGCTTTGCCCGCCGGGATAACGTCGCTCAAACTTGGGGCCTCCGTATCCTCAAATTATCTTAACGGCTGGCTGCGCCGGTTCCGTTACTGGAATTACAACCTCGACACCACAACGCTGCAAAAGGTGACGCAATGATTGACACGTATCTTATATCTTCCGACGAGAGCGAGATGCGCTATTTTTGTTCCTTTTTTACAAGCGTGATCGGGCCAGTCCGTGGCCGGGAGGAAACGGCAGAAGTTCCGGCTGTCGGCGACCCGGCGAAATGGTACGCGTGTATTCGAGCGCCTTTTACCATCGACGCGCAAGAGGAGATTGAAGTTTGCGACACGGAAACGGGCGTCGCTGCCGTGGGCGTGTGGGCGTAAGCAAAAACAGCGTTTCTTCCAAACTAACTTTTTTATTAGGTACATTATGACGGCATTTGTCCTTGTGACTCCACCTGCGGTGGAGCCAGTAACGTTGTCTGAGTTAAAGGCACAGGCTCGTATTGATACAGCAGCAGAAGATACTTTGGCTTCAGGACTTATCGCAGCCGCACGACAATGGATTGAGCGCTATACGGGCCGAGCTTTTATTGCGCAGACGTGGCAGATGTGGATTGATAATTGGGAAGAACTTTCTGATGTTGACTATATCGAGCTACTGCATCCACCGTTGATAAACGTGAACAGCGTCAAAGTTTTTGACAACAACGACGAAAGCGAAATTTGGGCGTCCGAAAATTATTTTGTGGACACGGCGCGCGAGCCCGGACGGCTTGCGCTTCGAGCCGGATCGGTGTGGCCTATTCCGGAGCGGCTTACGAATGGTCTTATGATCGAATATGACGCCGGATATGGTGAAACCGCTAACGCGGTTCCGGAGGCCATAAAGCTGGCCATTAAGCAATTAGCAACCTGTTGGTATGAGCATCGAGGGGATGAACCGACGGGAATTCCGCAGGTAGTACAGGCCCTTATTCATCCTTTCCGCATTCAAAACATGAGGGCGTAATGCTTACCAGCGCCTTACGGAAACGTCTGACACTGCAGAGCGAGAGCCTTGTTTCCGATGGAGCTGGAGGACGCGTCGGCAACTGGACGACTGTCGCAACGGTATGGGGAAAGATTGAGCCCGTTTCAGGTTATCACGAAAATCAGGCGGGCAATCGATATCCAACGCACACAATCACAATCCGCAATCGGAGCGATCTCATTGTCTCAACAGGCATGCGCTTACTTTATGGCAGCCGGGTTTTTACGATCCGCCGCGTAACGCAGGATGAAGCAAAAGCGCGTTGGCTATATGTGACGGTGGAAGAGGGCGGTCAGCTCGGATAGCGAGGGAAAAATGTCATTTGACGAAGTGCGCTTGCCTTTGAAAGTCAGTTATGGCGCAAGTGGCGGACCACAATTCTCGACGGAAGTCGTGACTATTGACGGTGGTTATGAGCGACGCAACCAGAACTGGAGCCAGGCCCGGCGGAAGTTCGATGCTCGAACGGGCGTGAGATCTTTAGCCGATGCAACGTTGCTTTCTATCTTCTTTCAGGCAAGGGCCGGACGCGCGCGCGGGTTTCGCCTGAAAGATTGGAGCGATTTTACGAGCGCGGTGGATGGCATTTCTACTCCAACATGGGATGATCAGGCCATTGGCACAGGTGACGGCGCACGTACGACATTTCAGCTTGTAAAAAATTATGGTAGCGCCGGGGTGACTTATCAACGTGTGATCCGAAAGCCGGTGACAGGAAGTGTCGTGATCGGTGTAAATAATGTTCAGGTAACGACGAGCTGGGGCGTGAATACGGCCACTGGAATCGTCACTTTTGCTACCCCACCTTCGGCGGGGTATGCGGTTACGGCAGGATATGAATTTGATGTGCCGGTGCGTTTCGACAACGACCAACTGAGCCTGACGGCGGAGGATTCCGGTCTGGCAAAAGCGGAAATACCGCTTGTTGAGGTTCGCGTCTGATGAAAACGATTTCAGCCGCCTTGCAGGAACATTTAAATGGCGAGCTGACCACGCTCGCTGAGCTTGTGAAAATTACACGTGTGGACGGTGTCGTTAAAGCGTTCACAACGCATGATAATGACCTGATTTTAAATGGCATAACATATAAAGCCGATGGTTCCTTCTCGCCGCAAGCGCTTAATAGCGAAGCAAGCCTGAAATCCGGTCGTTTTGAGGTCAGCGGGATTCTTGATAGCGCAGTTATTAGCGAGGCTGAGATCAAGGCAGGGCTTTATGATCATGCCCGTATTGACGTTTACATATGTAATTGGGCCGATTTGAGCCAAGGCGTGGCCCAGGTGCGGCGCGGCTGGCTTGGCGAAGTGATGATGGAAGACGGCCAATACACGGCTGAACTTCGCGGCATGCACGATTTGCTTCAGCGGCGGATTGGCGAAACCTATTCGCCTGAGTGCCGTTATGATCTGGGCGATAATCGTTGCGGTGTTGACGTTATGGTGAGGACTGTTACAGGAAGCGTGACCAGCGTTTTAAGCCTGTCTGTTTTTTTAGACAATTCGCGTAATGAGGCCGAAGGCATGTTTAATTATGGAAAACTAACATGGACAAGCGGGGCCAATCTGGGCCTAAGCATGGAAGTGCAAAACTGGGATGCCGCTAACAAAGCTTTCACGCTTTGGCTTCCGATGCCGAACGCTATTCAAATTGGCGATCAGTACAAAGTCTATCCAGGATGCGATAAACGCTTAGCGACTTGCGCCGGGAAGTTCAGCAATATTCTGAACTTTGGCGGCTTTCCGCATGTGCCCGGGATAGGGAAGATTCTTCAATATCCTGACAGTAAATAATGAAAGAAGAAAACTTGGCGGCGAAGATCGTCACGGCGGCGCGGACTTGTGTGGGCACGCCCTTTCATCATCAGGGACGTCAGCCGGGCATCGGGCTTGACTGCATTGGTCTTATTGTTATTGCGCTTCGGGCCATCGGTTATGACGTTTCTGATCGGACGGATTACAGCCCGAGACCCGATGGGCAGTCATTGGTAAATGCGTTGAAAGAACACGGGATGACACGAACGGACAATATACAAGCCGGATGCATTCTTTTGTTCCGTTACGATCATCAACCGCAGCATGTCGCATTGGCTACAGGCACAAACACAATGATCCATAGCTTTGCACCCGCGCGCCAAGTGGTGGAAACCGTCATCGGTCCTTATTGGCAGCGGCGGTTGTTGGGCGTTTATCAAATTAACGGAATACGCGACTAGAAATTCATGGCTTCCATCGTTCTATCCAGCGTCGGCAGTTCGCTTGGCAATTATGTTTTGCCGGGGCTTGGCGGCCGGTTGCTGGGAGCGGTGGGAAGGCAGGCCGGACGTTATCTTGATAGCGAAATCGGTCTTAGCGCCAGCAGCGGGGCAAAAGACGGCCCAAGGCTTGAGAGTCTTAAAGTTCAAGACTCGCGCTATGGCATTGGAATTCCTGTTACTATTGGTCGCGTGCGCGTGGCTGGAAACGTCATTTGGGTGTCCGACCTTATTGAGACGAGCCATGAAAACCAGACGAGCGGCGGCAAGGGCGGCATCACTGAAGGTGTCTTTGGAAATTCACGCACGACGTATACCTATAGCATCCATTGCGCGATTGCGATTGGCGCAGGCGTGGTCGGCAGCATAGACACGATTTGGGCGGACAGTAAAATTATATATCAGAATGGCGTTTGGAAGGATGGCGTTGTCAGCGGCTCGACGTTTTATGCAGGAACGACCTTGCAAGAACCTGATCCGCTCATGCAATCGCTTTTGGGCAGCGATCAGGTACCGGCATACCGTGGCGTAGCATACATTGTTTTTGAATCCTTACAGTTAAGTAATTTTAGCAACCGGCTTCCGAACCTGACTATTGAAGTTTCACCTCCTGTTAGCGATGCGCAGCCGGAGTGGCTCGGTTATGTGGATGCGGCGACACAACATCTCCCGGGATCGCTTCGTAACAAAGGTATGCCGCCGCTGGCGGTTGAAAGTGGTGGTCTGGGTGCGCGGCGTATGATTATTGGTGGTTTTACGTGCCCGGATACGACAGCGGCCTTTGACGTTATTGAATATGAAGTGATCGGTGATAAGCCTGTCGAAATAGCGCGCACGCAAAGTGTCAGCTTTTCGGTCAGTGATGTGACCGATCATGCCTGGGCTATGGCGCCCGATAAGCGGTTTATCGCGCTTTACATGCAAGTTGTTGGATCTTCGCCGACTCACCGGTTGGTTATTTATGATTCAGATGCCCATCAGTTCGGCAACGTTTATTCCGTCAATTTGTCTTTTTGCGCTGACAATAAACAGATTGCTTGGATAGACGCGCAGCATTTTGTGCTGACGGATATATCGGATGGAAAGCGTGGTTTGCGTGTGTTTGCGCGCGCCGGAATGAATATTGTCGATCTAGGTTTTTTTGATGTATGGGGCGTGAATACAGCCACCACACGCGTGCCTTTATTCTATGCGCAATTTACGCCTATGGCGGGCGGTCTTTTGCATTATATGGTTGACGTTTCTCCTTATTTTACAAGTATTTATACCCGATCCCTTGTATGGCAAGGAAACACGCTTGTTGTAGGGGATCAATACACGCTGACGAGCGGTTATGACCCCGGTTCGGGCAGCGGCGCGCAAGCGTGTTTGTTAAAAACAGGCGAGGGCGAATGGACGCTGTATTTCGCGACTGTGCTCGATATGCAGCTTATGTCGTTCCGTCCGGGTTTGACATCGACGGCCATTATCCGCCCATGGCAACGATTGACCAACAGCGCGTTTGGTTTGAGCTTAACGAGCCATCCGGTTGTATATGGAAACCGGATTTGCGTCGTTCAGCGCAGCAGTTCGGATAATAACTATCGCCTTTCGGAAATCGCGCTTAACGATAATGACTTTTCGTTGGTTGTCGACGGGGCGATTGTCAATGGTTTTGAATATGCAGATGCGAATTTCGGCGCAGCGTCGATTGATAGCGCGCGTTTGCTGCTGATGGGGATTGATGGATTCGAAAACAATCTTTCGCAATTAGCGATCATACGCAGGCGGAACACGGGCGGCACCCTTGACGATATTGTGGCAAGCATTCTAACCCGTGCCGGGTATGCGAACGACGATTATGATGTTACCGATTTGGCGTCCATTCCGGTGGATGGGTATGTTGTGGACGATCCGATGCCGGCGGCATCAGCCTTGCAACCGCTACAGTTTTTCGAGCCGTTTGATCTTATTGAAAGCGACGCGAAGCTGAAAGCTATTCGGCGCAGGCATGAGGCAACAGTTTCTATTCCTTTAAGTGAAAGCCGCGCCAGCAACAAGAATGAGGATTCTCCATCGCTAACGCAAACGCGGACACAGGAACTCGATCTGCCGCTTGAAGTGACGGTCGATTATCTCGACGCTTCGCGCGATTATGAAGTCGGAAGCCAGCGCGCCCGGCGTTCGGCTGCGCGTGGGGCCCGCACAATGGCGAAGATCAATTTGCCGATCGTTTGCTCTGCAGCAAAAGCCAAGCAAGTGGCTGAGGAAAGGCTGTATTCAGCTTGGGCAGAGCGTGAACAGTTAAATGTGTGTTGGTCACGCCGCTGGCTAGCCGTAGAGCCGGGCGATGTTGTTGATATTGATGGGAAATTGCTGCGTTTGACGCATATTCGGCAAGTTGGTGGCGTTCTCGACATTGAGGGAGCGCTGGTCGCGCCCCCTATTGCAAGCGCGGCTCAGGCTGATGAAGGTTATATCGCGGATCATAAGAACATAGTGCCGGTTGAGAGCAAACTCTATTTAATGGACTTGCCGTTGTTGCGTTCGGCGGACGATCAGCCGGGCGTATATGCTGCCGTCAGCGGCATTGCCGGATGGCCGGGCGCTTCGTTATGGCGCGCTTCCGATAGCGTAAATTACAGTTCTTTATCGTCGTTCGGATTTGCAGCAACGGCGGGTCTTGCATCAACAGTTCTGGCTGACAGGCCAAGCTGGTATATGGATCGAAACAGTACGATCAATGTCCAGCTGATGCAGGGAATTCTATCCAGCTGCGCTGAAGCCGATCTTTTGAATGGCGCGAACGCGGCGCTGCTTGGGAATGAAATTATCCAGTTTCAAACAGCAACACTAATTGGACCCGGACTTTATGCGCTGAGTAATTTGTTGAGGGGCAGGCGTGGCACGGAAGATGTAACAAGCGCGCATGCGGTTGGTGAGCGGTTTATATTGCTAACGGCCGGAACCGTTCAATTCATTCCCGCGCTTCTTTCCGATCTCAACCGCGCGTATTATTTCAGGGCTTTATCCAATGGCCAATCGCTCGGCGATGTTATGGATGAAAGTTTTGCTTACGGCTTGATAACCTTACGGCCCTTCGCGCCTGTGCACATTACTGGAAACCGCAGTAGCGGCACAGGAAGCGATTTGACAATCAGTTGGAAACGCCGCGCGCGTCTAAACGGCGATTGGGTCGATAATGTCGATGTGCCACTTGACGAGCCAGCCGAGCTTTATGATCTCGAAATCATGAACGGTTCAGCGGTGATGCGGACGTTCAGCGGTTTAACGACAAGCGCTCAGAACTATAGCGCTTCACAACAATCCGCCGACTGGGGCGGCTCCATCCCGTCGACATTTACGGTGAACGTTTATCAACTAAGTTCTCGCTATGGGCGAGGGCAAAAGGCGACCGCCGTTATTTAGGAGAACAATATGCCCAATACACCAAACCTTGCGATGCCTTATCTGGTCGCATCGCAAGCGCAGAAAGAAGTTACGCATAACGATGCCTTAAATGATCTCGATTGCCTTGCGCAACTTTCTGTTATTGATCGCACGTTGAATACACCGCCGGCTTCCCCGAATACTGGCGACGCTTATATTGTTGGATCATCGCCAACTGGGGCCTGGAGCGGGTATGCCAATGCCATAGCCGCCTATTATTCGGGCTGGCGTTTTAAGATCCCGCAAGCCGGATGGAAGGCTTGGGCGCGAAATGAAAACAAGCTTCTATATTATACCGACTCGGTTTGGTCATCGTTAGCAGCTCCTTATCTCGACGCAACATTCACCTGGGATCCTGGCACGATCAACAACGGGAGTGGCGCTACCTCATCAGCAGTGACGGTTACAAGCGCGGCGCTTGGCGATTTTGCGCATGTGGCCGCGCCTTACGATCTGCAAGGCATTATCGCGGAGGCCTATGTCAGTGCCAGCAATACGCTTGTTGTTCGTTTGCAAAACCAGACAGGAGGCAATGTCACATTGGCCTCCGGAACTTGGCGCGTGCGCGTGACCAAAGCTTAAAGGAGAAAACATGAAAATCGAAGCAAGTCGAGTGTCAGTCCGGCACTTGCCGCTGGCATTTGTTTTATCGTTGCTCATACAAGCCGCTACGGTAGTTTGGTGGGCCTCAGCAACGGACCGCGATAATTTTTTTCTAAATCAGCGCGTTACGAAACTGGAATCCGGTTTGACGAGCGCGTCGGAAGGGCAAAGCCAAACTATGGAACGGCTGGCGCGAATCGAAGAGCGACTGAATGCCCAGATTCAAATTCTCGATCGTATCGAGAAACAAGTCGCCCAATCGCGCAAACAATAAGGTTTAAGATTATGGATGGGACTTTGGATGCGGCCGCGGCATTATCTGCCGGGCTATTTGAGATGCGTCGTGTAAATGCGGCTGGCGTGGCTTTAGTGAAAGAACATGAGGGGCTACGCTTGAAGCCTTATCTTTGCCCCGGAAAAATTTGGACAATCGGCTATGGCCATACGCGGACCGTTCGTCCCGGAATGACGATTACTTCCGACCAGGCGGATATCCTGCTTGACGAAGATTTACGACTGGCAGGAAAAGCGGTAGGCCGGCTTGTGAAGGTCCCTCTGACGAATAACCAGTTTGCTGCACTGGCCAGTTTTGTTTTCAATGTCGGTGTGGCCAATTTCGAGCGTTCCACTCTATTACGGCTATTAAACAGGGGGTGGTACGAACAGGTTCCGGCTCAACTTATGCGATGGAACAAGGTTTCCGGCGAAACTTTGGGGGGGCTTGCACGTCGCCGCGCGGCGGAGGCTCGGCTCTGGAATAAGTCCAATGAGCCCGAAATTCCCGACTTAATTAAACAAATAAGTGAAGAGGCCTAGCCATGTGGCAAGCTTTAATTACCCCGATTTTTTCATTACTTGATAAGATCATACCCGATCCAAAAGCGCGTGATGAGGCCAAACGTCAGTTGATTCAAACCGAGGGTCAACAAATTCTGCAGGAAATACAAGCTTCACTGTCTGCAATCGTAACCGAAGCCCAAAGTCCTGATCCATGGACAAGCCGGGCGAGGCCATCGTTTTTGTATGTTGTTTATGTGCTGCTGCTGGCGTCGATTCCCATGGGTATATTGTTTGCCTATGATCCGATAACGGCCAAAAATATCACTGAGGGGTTTCGAAGCTGGCTTTCCTCTATTCCTGACCCAATTATTCAGCTTTTTGGGGTAGGATATCTTGGATATACAGGCGCGCGCAGCTTTGATAAGTGGCGCGGGGGCAAAAGCTAG